AAGAATATTCTGTGATAATATCTTCGACGGTATAACTATCTGTTAATAAAAAGTTATCTGTAATATGCCCCGACGGAATAACCTCATCTGCCCCAACATATAACCAATGCTTATCATACCCTCTCCATAAATCACCATGAGAGGTATATAACGGGAATAATGGCGTTGTACTAGCTCTAGAATTTATTAAATCTCCCGTCTGCAAAGCCGTTGTATTCAATGGTACTGTTAGTTTAATATATGTCTTCAATGGGCGAATAGCATTAGTTGTACCTGGACCTGTGCTAAAATGGCTATAATCAACTTCGTAAATTTCCGAAGTTGTTGACTTAAACTTCAACCCAGGCGTAAAGTATCCTGTCAAATCACCGTAGCGACTATCTAACATAATAAAATCATCACTTGCTTGCCACATAGTGATGCTCTGTAATTCAAATATGCTCGGCTGTTGCTCAGTATCTTCCCAAGACACAAATGGTGTTGGGCGATATTTCCAAATATGCGAAGTGCGCGTCCATTCGTTCATCTCGATAGTGGGAAAAAACTCAATAATCGGATATTGGGCCTTTCTAGCGACAGAGAAATTGGGCACATCGTTAATGTGATACCAGCGATTTTCACCAACCCATTGGTCTAATGATTTAATTACTGTGTCTTCTTGACAGCCCTCATCAATATCCCAATATGTAGCTCCACGAGTTTGCGCTAATACTGCGGAGAATTCTGTGTATAAAACCTTCCACCCAACAGTCGACCCATACTGATATAATGTATCTCCTTCTGTATCATACCATACTTGATTCTCTACCGGAACAACAGTAATCGGCGGATTTATTGGGCTATATGGATGTGAAATGCGCTGGAGAAACTCTTCATGTGTCTCATCACCGATAATATCGGGATTATCCCAGAGAGGATTGTTAAAATTATCATCCCATTGTGAAAGATCCCACCCACCACGATCGCAATAGCACGTTTTCAATTGCGATAATTCATTAATCATAGCTTCAAATGTAATCACACCACCAGCTGTATTATCAGTTAATAATTCACCGATTTTTATCTCTGTAAGGTCATATCTTTCATTATATTGACTATTTTCAACTGTAAAGAACTTACTATTCAATTCTTCATTTAATGAGCCGTCTATAAAAAATTCAAAACCGCTTACAAATAATTCGGTAAAATCGCCCACAATGGCGATACGATCATATTTCTTACACCGAACTACACCCACACTTACCGCATCTTGGATACTAGAATTTACTGTAATAAATGTTTGGTGTGGTGCTTCTTCGTATACGACATCAACAGCTTTATAGATACCATCATTAATTGACGTGGCTAACATCTGGAAATACTGCCCGGTAATAAGAACATCGCGCGCGTCGCCATCGACCACCACTACATTCGAACCACTTACGGCATACAAAATCTTATAATCAGGTGGCTGTGTATTCGCCGCTATGATATATGCGATTGGAAATGTAGTTCCATAACGCGTCGCGATGCGCTGCCAATAAGTATACCGTGCATAAACTGACGAGCAGCGGCGTCTAACTGTAATATATTGGGGCTTCGAATTTGAATTATTCTGATCGTACCAATAATAATTCCCATAATTAACAATCTTATCAATATCAACAGGCGGGACCCAGTTGAACGATTGGGTCTTAAAAATTTCTTGCAGGCGGGCAGGATCGACGCCGTGGCGAATAAGCTCATTGAGCAAATCTTTCCACGTCGCCATATGTTTTACTGAGCCTATCTGATTATACAATGCGGGTTGTAATTGGTGTGCTTGCCGGTGCACATCATATTCTACAATGGCCTTGTCGCCAGTATTTTTCCCAATCGCACCATATACTCTTTTAGTTTCTGGTTTAGTTAAGAAGCGATTAAATGTATTTTCGAAAACTGAACGATTAACATCTGAATCGTAAACATCAGGAAGTAGCTCGTGCAGCTTGGTTCGTGGCTTTTTGTAATCTGAAAAATCGTTGATGTTAGACACTCGTTGTTCCACCCATTTATTATATTCATTATTTATTGGGCGTGCCCCGCGTCATTTTTTCATTGTCTTATATTATCAGCAGTGTACGACTGGACTATTTCTATATCCGTTGTATTAATGTCGGGAAGAAACAACTCATCTTCCTTTGCTTGAATTTGGAATAAATCACCAAACTGATTTGCAGCATTAACGGGGACAATAACAATAGAATCTATCTCGGGGCCTAGCACAGTGTGAATATAGGTTGAAAGTTCAGTAAAGAAAAGTGTCTCACCAAATTCCCAATAATTGACGTCAAAGAAAGTACGAATTGCTTGTACAATACGAACCTTGACCTCGTTGTCTGTTAAATTAGTATATTGCGAACGTATAACTTTAAATTTCGCTCTGAGGGGTGGATCTGCATTGGGTCCAAATAAAATTTTAAAATTTCCAGGATGCAAAATAACAGTATCAGAAATCATCTTCTTATCAATGAGACCACTGTATGAATTGCGAAGTTCATATGATGTAGGCATATCGGGTCTGAATGATGTGCGTCCTTGTATCCAGTTTCTTAATTCGGTATAATAACCCTTTGTTACGATGAAAATATCAATAATATTAGTATGCGCAGGATCGACTAAATTAAATCTAGGCGTGTTATGAAACCAACCAAAATTCATCGGGTATCTGCCACTTTCGCGCTTATAAGTTCGCTGTTGTTCGGATAATGCATTATTGGCTGTGAATAAACGCCGAACAGTGTCGTTTTCAATAGTTGGATGCCAAGGTTCAAAAATAGAATCTCGCGCAAAATAGCAAAAAGAATTAAATGAAATATTGACTAAATCACCATAATCTAATGAGCCTGTCGTGCCGAATGCTACTTGATTCAAAATTTCTTCATCTGCCAGATCGCCGGGAATAACTAAAGAACCCGATGCGAAAGTCCATCTAATTCCGTTGACTAAAATAGTAAGGTCTTCATCCCCAAATCCTGCAAGATACGTCTCATTGAGCGGTAATGTCATGACACCGGTTGATTCATTATAATAACCATTGTCAATATACCATTGCACTGTATGTTCAATAGTATAATAAAAAATATAATCCATAATCATATTATCTGGGATACCATCTCCATTGACATCCGCGGGGAGTATTTGAACTGTATTAATATCCGGTAATCCACTGTTGGGTAGACTTTGCTCAACCAACTCCTGCTGCACAATAGCAAAATCTTTGTTAGAATCGAGAATTCCACTATCATCTAACTTTGGATTCGCTTTAAGAATTGTCAAGCGATCTAGCTTGCTATCGAGCGTATCATAATTAATAACGCGCTGGCCTTGATTGGTATTCCAGAATTTAGTTGTAGCGCTATGTGCTAATAATTTTTTCACCGCTGATTCTACCGTCCATCCTGCATGAATCGACCCGACGAATGTGGGTGTAATACGTATCATCCAAATAGACTCTGAATTGCCATAAGCACATCCCGGAACACTCGGTTGATATGTAGCGGTGTATGGAGGAGCGGTGGTCTCCACATCGCATGGATGACTAGGAGCAATCCACTCGTCATAAATTGGCGAATAGAAGAAATCTACGTAAGAAACACTATTGCTCTGGAGCGTTTGATTTACAGCGTCAATTAAAGATTGTAACTCTGTTTTTGTAGGGTCAAAAATATACGCCTTTGTGGAAAATACGGTTCTTACCTCTGAAGTAGTTGTGCCTAGGCGTTGCATTTCAGGCGCGATGATATTGAAAAAATTCGATGTTGCTAACAAAGGCTCAACATAATTAAAAATTAACTCTTCGGCCACTATCGGCAAGTTAACAGAAATTGAATTTCCCGAAGTGGGTTCCTTCTTAATCCAATAAACCGCAATATCATCTCCAAATATTTTTACATTATCATAATAATCGCGCGGATCATGCCATGTATTATACTTCGAATCACCAGCAAAGGTGCGATTTATAGCGCGTAGTTTTAAAATCGTCGGGTCTTGAAGCATGTATACATTATAATCGCGCCCGTTTACCATTCTATCCTGTGAATAATAAACAGATGGTGCGGCCCGGCGAATATGTTCAACATCTTCCGATGCAGAATTATTCAATAATGAATTGACTAATGAAAATGTAAAGTTAAACGTTTGGACTGAATTAGTTGCATCTTGATATGTAAATGTGGTAAATTGATTCGAGACAGAGCCACGCGGTATCACTACATCTTCATTAGCAGATGTTCTATACCAAATATGGAATGTACCCTTGGGGATGTCGGCGAACTCATCATCACCAAAAATTAATCGCGCATTATCATTAGCAAGGGTCTCTACTTCAAATTTGCGTCGATTTTTAGCCGTATTGTAAATAACATTCTCAGTACTGATCGCATCAACTTCTACCCATTCTCCAAAGCGCAACTCGCTATCAGAAAAATGTGTTTGTTGAGACTGTGAGGGATCAACTATGTAAATTTCTTTCGTTGTCGGATCGATATTATTAACCCAAATGTCAGTATCATTAATATTCGCATTGTTGAACTCGTATACTTGGTTCGGAGTCACGCCGTCGAAATTAGTCTCAATATAATTCAACGTGCCTTGCTTAGTCATCATGAAGAAGCCTGTATAATCGGAACCATCTCCTAATCCGTCCGAGCCATATAGGATTGTAAATTTCCCGTTATACTCAGGCCGTTTCTCAACAGGACCACTTTCTGTTAACTGAACAGGAACTAATTCCATCGGATAATTAGCCCCAACCACAGCCACAGTATATGTAAACGCTGATTTACCATTCGTCGCTAAGCTATTATTGTTCAACGAATATAATTCAAAAACAACATCGTCAATTTGCACACGCTCATTCGGGGTAACTGTTCCGAAACTCTGTTCTAAAACGCGGTTCATTACTAGAAAGAATTGTTCTCTCCAATCAGGATTATTAAGATCATTCCAAGTAATAATTCTATTAGCGAGGTTGCGACCGGATGAATCAAAAATTTGTTCTGTTGTTCGCACAGATGTAATCTTTACAAGACCGCGAGCAGGAATGCAGCGGGAGGCCTTATATGAGATTAATTTGGCTAAACGAAGTACTGACTCCTTACGCTGTGCGTCAGTTATTAAATTTTCATGTGCATTGAGGTCGAAACGATAGGCAAGTAATTCACCCACATAAGCGAAGAGTTCAAGAATAGCGATAAACTCGCTACTCTCTATATAATCATTAAAATCTTCCGGAAAATATAATTTAATATAATCCAGAAGACTTTCTTTAATAGTAGTATAATCAAAGGCATTGAAGTTCACTTGCTGAAATGCTTCATATGCTCTTTCCCAGTTCTCGGCTCGTGAAATTATTCTTGACATATAATATATTTATCATGGGGGGAAGTACATGTTTAGCAACAAATCAAAAGAATTTGCAACACTAGCACAAAATGTAAATGACCTAAAAATCATCACGAGAAAGTACGCATCTGTAATTGAGCAAATTAAAGAAGAAACTAATTTTCTCCCGAATAAATCAAAACTGCGCCAGCGACTGTGGTATATACAAAATAATACAATAGAGCATCCTAGATGCAAAACTTGTGGAAATCCTATTCTTATATGGCACAACGAAAATATGCCAGAATATTGTTCAACAAAATGTCAATGTTGTGCCGTTGATGTAAAAAACAAAAGACTACAAACAAGACATCAACAATGTATATCATCGGCGAAAAATCTACTGAAGAACAAAGAATTTCTCGAAGAACAATTTTTTATACTCAAAAAAACATCTAAACAAATAGCAGAAGAACTTAATGTATCATATTATGATATATTAAGACAATTTAAGAAACACTTTAAAATAACATCAATAAATCAACTAATAGAATATGCCAAACAAGTGCGCGACATTCGCATCCTCGTTTCATATAAAAATCAACAAGATAGAATTATTATAGAACAAATTAATCAACAAACCTCATTTCTGCCAAATAAAAGTGAAATTCGCGAACGACTATGGTATATTGAAAATAATACTCAAAGACCACCAAAATGTAAAATATGCGATAATAATGTAAAATGGAACCACACAAATCAAGAATTCTACACATACTGTTCTGCTAAATGCCAAGGTAAAGATTCAGATATTATTACAAAGCGCGAGCAAACAAATCTACAGAAAACGGGCAGACGATATTGGAATCAACAGCATATAACGATTGACGCCATATCAAAACTCCAAGATAAAGACTGGATGCATAATCAACATTTTGTTCTTAAAAAACCACTTACGACAATCGCAGAAGAATTGAACGTTCATCCCTTGCTACCGGCACAATATCTTGACAGATATGACATAAATGGCCATTTTTGGTATAATTCACAGCCTACGCAAGATATCGCAAATTATATTTCTTCAACAATTAATTTAGATATCATTACCAACAACAGACAAATAATAGCGCCATATGAAATTGATATTTTCATTCCCGTGAAAAAAATAGCAATAGAATTTAATGGAATATATTGGCATTCGGAAAATAACGGCATTGATAGAGACTATCATTTAAAAAAAACACTATTATGTGAAAAAAACAACATAAGACTCATTCATATATTTGAATCAGCATGGAGATATAAAAAAGAAATAGTAATCTCAAGATTAAACACTATTCTTAACGCTAAATGTATTCGCAAAATTAATGGCCGAGACTGCTTTATTCGCGAATTAAATAATTCAACTACTTCGAATTTCATTAATGCGAACCACATTCAAGGGCATATTAATTCAAAAATTAATATTGGATTATTTTACAATGAAGAATTAGTAGCAATTATGACTTTTGGTAAACCTAGATTTGATAAAAAATATCAATATGAACTCCTAAGATATTGTTCTTCAATCAATACCATCATTCATGGTGGTGCTTCAAAATTATTTAATTATTTTATAAATGAATATAATCCTCAAAACATTATAACATATAGCGATAAATCATGGAACACAGGAAAATTGTACCGCATATTAGGATTTGAATTTTCTCATACGAGCGGTCCGAATTATTGGTACTTTAAAAATAATTCTTATACCTTACATTCGCGTGTTAAATTTCAAAAGCATAAATTATCGAAAATACTTAAAATTTTTGACCCCAGCTTAACAGAGTGGGAGAACATGAAAAATAACGGATATAACAGAATTTGGGATTGCGGAAATGATGTGTGGGCGTGGCAGAAATAATTACTGCTGTGCCTCAAATTCAAGTCTTAATTCAAAAGTGTCTACTAAATTTAATTCCACATATCTTAAATCAGCAGTGACTAAAATTGTGTTATTATCATAATCTGGTACAAGATTAAAATTAATCAAGCTAACACGCGGATCATAATTTATAACGTATAAAATCTCATCTCTAAGTATTTCGAGCGTTTCTTCATCAAGTGGTTCGAATACTAATTCTGGTATTACTGTGCCAAATCTAGGCATCATCACTCTCGAACCTCTCTTCGTGTATATGTGATTTAAAAGGTCCATCTTTACAAGCTCAATATCATTGAGCTTAAAAGTTTTATTTTTCTGGAATTCAAATGATGAAAAACCTTTATAAAGCGCCATAATATACCCCCCTTTATCTCATTTATTTATCCACGGGGTTATCTGTGCCATTTTGGATTTCTACTAAAATCAATGCCGCGAGCTGCGCTGCTCTTCCCAACATTCTTATCAGTATAGGTGTATTCAGGCTTATGCCCATTTCCATCATTACCATCAGCAGATTTATCCATGTATGTACGTGCCCACGGTTCATGCTCAGGTACTCGTGAAGTCCAGAAGGCAGCCGCATCACCAGCCACATCCGCCGGATCGGGTGCGGGGCCATTGAGATGTATCTCTGCACCTTGAACAACGGTATTCCCACCTGAAAGGTAATTTAATGTAGAACCGGCTGTCCATAAACCTCTACCGCCCGACTTAATATGCGCGTCTCCTCCTGATTGTATTTTTACATCGGCAGAAGCATGAAG